TTATTGGTCATACAAATAATTATGCTATAGACTTAGGTTCCAGGTTCCTTTGCGATATTCGCCTTCAAAGCTCAATAACCATGCTGCGCCGTCCCATTTGTATTGAACACCTGTGTTAAGATTGGTAGTATAAGTTAATTCAATTGCAGAATCTTCAGTGTTAGAATTGGCACTAGCATCAAATATTATATTCCAACGTGATCCATCCCATTCAATAATATCGTTGGCTCCTGCCACAAGATCAGAAGTGTCTATGTTTTTCCAAGCATCGGCTCCATCAGTATTGGATATAGATCCAATGTCATTCAATAATAATAATCTTACTCCTGAATTTTTTATGCTGGTAGGATTGTATGTGGTTGGATCTACGATATAGTCCACTGTGCCTCTGTTGGTTACTCCATTGATCAGCGTGTTGGTTGGGATGGTATCTATATCCCAAATAATAATTAATTGATTTTCATTCAAGCTGTTCAAAGCAATGGTTCCTGATATAGTGCTATCCATATCAGAACGTTCTAAAAGTATTCTACTGATACCTGCTTGATAAATTCCTGGATATGCATCTAATACTTTTCTCCAATTGGTTGTTCCTACTACGCCTTTGTCGATAATTTGTGCAACATTTCCTAACACAATAATATCCCAATCACTGATTGTGGTTCCAATCACTGAATCAGCATCAGTTCTTACCACTTTGCTGGTATTTACACTGCCATCAGCAGTGGTATTGATATCTGCTCTGGCAGTATCAGTGGGTTCGTCTGAATATGCTTTCATCTCAGGCATGCTCATTCCTAAATCAATATTGCCTGTTTTTTCATTAAAAATACTTGTGATAATTTTTGTAATTACTCCTAATTTTTTTACTTTGGTTGGAGCACTAATAAAAATTGGAGTGGTAAATTGTAATGTGGCAATATCTATTTCACTTTCAGTTCCTGTAGGAATACCTCTCGAACTAAATGTTATTCCATTAAGATCCAACACAGTTAAACTGGTCCAATCTATATAATTGTCAGTGGTTTGAAGTTCAAGACTGGGATTAAACAACATTAATATTTGTTCTAATATTTGTAATTTTTGATCTGTATTTGTAGACCAGATGTCCACACTAACTCCCAAAGTATAAGGAGTAGGCATTAATCTTTCCACAGTGTAGTTGGCTCCTTGAACATTTAGATATTCTTCATTATTCTCATCAAATGCTCTTTCTCTCACATGAATTTTACTCACAAATGTAGCATCAGCTGTGCGACTTCTGTCCATTTCCAAAGAAGTTATGTACACAGCCATGCGTGGAGCACTGGGTATTTTATTTTCACTGTTGTCTCTAATAATATGGGCCACTTGTCTGGTTAGATCTCCATACATTACTGGTATGGTTTTTAATTCACCTTTGCCATCTTTGTAGGCAAAGTTACTCATCAATCTCACAATTTGAGTGATGTATCTACGTATTTGTCCGTCGTAAAAAAATTGACTCATGATTAATTGTCCGCTTTAGGTTTAAGTGCTTGTGATAAACTCTGTCTTTGTTCAATGGTTTGTCCAGCCACTGTGGTAGTGTTTGTGTTGTTTACAAATCCCATTTTTTGTGTATTTCTAGTATTAGAGTTGTTCAAAGTCATACGCACAGCGTCTTCCATTTTAACCCAACGTGTGCCATCATATCTAAACAATCTATTGGGTAAAAAATCTGTTCTTAAAAAATAATCACCTTTGGCAGCACCTAAAGGAAATCCTATTCCGTGACCAAACACTTCGCCATTGGGAGCAAAACCATCACCTAATAGATACCCATCATAACCATTTCTATCTGGTGTCTGATTGATTCTATCTGCCATTTCATTAGCAGTGCTGGCATCCAATGTGTTAATATCTGTGGTAACTAATTCGGGTTTACCTTTATCGTCCACTTGTAATGTGTACAAATGTTTGGTGTTATAACCACTCTTACCTGTGTCTGCTTCTGCTTGTGCTATCACAGCATTGTTGATTTGCATCTCTTTTTCATAAATGCTTAATACGTCTCTAAGAGTATTTTCACTGCCTTCTTCAGCAGGTAAATCTAATATTTCTTTGAATTCTTGACTGTCTACTATTTGTTTAAGTTTTAATCTATATAAATGAGGATACCAAGTGGGTGAAAAACCTTCTGCTGCTCTGTTTATATCTTGTATCACATAAAATCTTTTCAATGCTACTTTGTAATCATTCAGTGCGAATTGATCTTTTAAATGAGGCAATTCTATCACATCTCCAGCCATCAATTTTCTACCAATGGTTTTAACCGAAGCATTGATATGAACTGTTAAAAATATTGTGTCATTTTGTAAAAATAATCCAAATTGACTCATGTCAAAGTCAATGTCATTCACATTGTAAATCCCTCTGATTTGATAAATGTTGGGATCGTATTTTCTATCTCTATTTTCTAAAAATAACAGGTCTTGAATATTAGTTTCTTTCACAGCATCATATCTAGGCTGAGTGGCTGTGGCATTTTCTTCATCGGGATTTACAGGTCCAAGGTATTTGTGTACAAAAACATCGGTGCCTCCCACCGTGAACATTTCTGCTATATTACGGTCTAAAAATGTATAATCATCACCTTTTTCGGGCTTATATAAACTGAGTCTGGGCATGCGTATATTTATTCATGCTGTGTCTAGTGCTAAATATGTTATAGGAACCCTTTAATGAGCGAATTACAAACACAAAAACAAGAGATATTTGACTTCGTAAAAACCATGCTGGGCGGTGGTATGGTAGAGGTTGAATTAGACCCTGCACACTATGAAGTGGCGTTAAGTCGTGCTTTGGGTAGATATCGTCAAAGATCAGATAATTCAGTGGAAGAAAGTTACTTGTTTTTGCCTATTATTCCAGATGAAAACAGTTACACATTGCCCAATGAAGTCATTGAAGTGCGTCAAATTTTTAGAAGATCTGTTGGATCTCGAAGCGGTGGTGGAGATGGCGGCACAGTGTTTGAACCTTTCAATCTAGCTTACACCAACACTTATCTTTTGGCAAGTTCTAACATGGGCGGGTTGGCCACTTATGATATGTTTGCTCAATATCAGGAAATGGTGGGTAGAATGTTTGGTGCTTTTATAGAATTCAAATGGAATCCTGTGACTAAAGTTTTAACATTATTACAAAGACCCAGATCAAATGAAACATTGATGTTGTTTGCTTACAATTATAGACCTGACAGTCAATTATTTTTAGATTACAAATCCAAAGAATGGATCAAAAGTTGGACATTGGCACAATGCAAATACATGCTGGGTGAAGCCAGATCTAAATTCAACACTGTGGCAGGACCACAAGGTGGAACCACACTGAATGGTGACACATTAAAAGCCGAAGCACAAGCAGAAATGGACAAATTAGACCAAGAATTGGCAACACAGATTGCTGGTGGCAAAGGTTACAGTTTCACAATCGGTTAATATTTCATTGACATTGGCATAAACTTAAAGTACAATAGTGCTTTAATATGATTATCGGAATTTGCGGATTAATAGGCAGTGGAAAAGATACCATTGCTGATTGCTTGGTTGAACAACACAATTTTCAAAAAATATCTTTTGCTGACAAACTCAAAGATGCTGTGGCTCAAATGTTCGATTGGGATAGACAATTGCTGGATGGTAAAACAGATGAAAGCAGATCTTGGAGAGAACAGCCCGATGCTTATTGGAGCAAAGAAGTGGGCAGCACAGTAACTCCCAGATTAGCTCTACAAAAGTTTGGCACAGAATGCATGCGTAATGGATTTTATGATGGCATATGGGTCAGTTTGACCAAGAAAAAAATTATAGAAAATCCTCAGATCAATTGGGTAATTCCAGATGTTCGTTTTGTGAATGAAGCTGACATGATCAAAAGTATTGGCGGTAAAGTTTGGTGGGTTAAAAGAGGCACATTGCCACTGTGGTTTAAAATATATCAAGATGTGGGCATAGAACCCAAAGACATACATGCCAGTGAATGGGCTTGGGCCAGATTTGCATTTGATGCTGAACTAAACAACAATAATACTATAGAAGCTCTTAGAAGTCAGGTACAAGGTCTCCTTGCACCCATTTAATACCTTGTGATTGTAACACTCTTTGACAGTTGGCACACACAGTTTTTAAATTACTGAATCTACAGTTGTTAAGATTACCATCCACATGAAACACGTTAAACTGTTGAGCATGTTTGCTCTTATATGAACACTTATCACACTCATTTTTTTTGACATATCCCGACTGTTGCCATTTGGGTATGCCCATGGGTTTGCCTTTGTATCTAACGCATAACTCACATTGGGATCTGTAAAATACCTTGTTTGCTTTGTGATAATTCACAGCACACGGGCGTTGTTTACAGGCTTTACACAAAGGTCTCATAGCGTATTTAGCTGCCCTTTTTTGGCCCTTTTTGTTGGGTTAATTAGGCTTGTTTTTGAGCTATTAGAATAAATACATTCAAATAAGTCATAGATAGGAGAAAACAATATGGCACTAGTATCAGCAGGAGTACAAGTTACAGTAATAGACGAAAGTTTTTATACACCAGCGGAACCAGGTACGGTTCCAATGATTTTCATTGCCACTGCTCAGGATAAAACCAATTCAGCAGGCACAGGCACAGCACAAGGAACATTGGCAGCAAACGCTGGCAAACCTTATCTTGTAACTTCTCAAAGAGATTTAAGTGAAACATTTGGTGATGCAATATTTTATACAGATACTAATAACAATCCTATACATGGCGGTGAACTTAACGAATACGGTTTACAAGCAGCATATTCTTTCTTAGGAGTGAGCAACAGAGCGTATGTAGTAAGAGCTGATATTAACCTTGCTCAATTACAAGCCACAGCAACTGAACCTAGTTCATCTCCAGCTGCTGGCACATACTGGTTTGATACTCAAGCATCTACATTTGGAATATTTGAATGGAATAAATCAAGTCAATCATTCACAAACAAAGTTCCTATGGTAATCACAGAAACCACACAAGTGGTCAACTTTGCTGGTGAAGATTATACTCCTAAACAATCTGTAGGAGTTGTTGGAGATTATGCTATCAGTGCTGTATATTTCACAAATACTTTATACTATAAAAATTCTAGCAACACTTGGGTAGAAGTAGGCAGTGCTGCTTGGATTGCTAGTCATACAACTCCTGAATTAGTTGTTCAACCACACACTCAAGTGCCACAATGGAAGACTGTTGGTGGATCTGATGAAAACACAGGAAGTGTTTGGGTTAAAACCACTTCACCTAACGCAGGTGCTAAATTTAAAATCAAAAAATACAATGCCACTACAAAACTATGGGAAGAAATTTCTGCTCCATTATACCTTAGTCAACAAGAAGCAATTTACGGTTTAGACAAAACACAAGGCGGATATAATATTCCTGTGGGCATTTTATACGTTCATGCTTACAAAGATCCTAATAACAAAGTTCATTTTATTATCAAAAGAAAAGAAACTAGTGGAGCAACCATAGTTAAATCTAGTCCAGTTAGTGCTCCAGCAGTAAATGCTCTTTACACTTTTACTATCACTGAAACACAAGTGGGCGATGATGCTTTGCATGCTGTGACTCCAGGTGCTATTGAAATCTCAGTTGCCAACACTGACAATGATCAAACAGTGGCAGAAAAAGTAGCAGCAGCCATTAATGGTGAAAGTTGGGAAAACATTTCAGCTAGTGTGGACAATTTAAAAAGAGTTGTGATCACTCATGCTCAAGGAGGAGATTTTGTAATTCTTCCTGCTAATCCTACATCTAAAACTTTCCTTAACAACAGTCTTGGATTAGATGAAGATTCTACAAATTTCTATTTAGAAAATTATGCAGATGCTACATCAGGATACAGAGCTTCTAATTTTAAACCACTAGACTACGTGGCTGGTGAAAATCAACCAACTAGTTTGGCCACTGATGGACAATTATGGTACAATTCAATCGTGGACGATGTGGACATTATGATTCATGATGGATATACTTGGGTTGGTTATGCCAATGGAACAGTCGGTACAGATTCAAATGGTCCTCAAGTGAGAGCCACCGAACCTACCACTCAATCTAATGGAGATCCTTTAGTTACTGGAGATTTATGGATTGATTCTGGTGATACAGAAAATTATCCTAAACTTTACAAATATAATTTAGATTCTACCACTTGGGTATTGGTTGACAAAACTGATCAAACCACTGAAGATGGTATTATTTTTGCTGATGCTCGTTACAATACATCAGGAGCAAACAGTGATGAAGCAGGATCTATTGCTAGCTTATTAGCAAGTGATTATTTAGATCCAGATGCTCCAGATTCAGATCTTTATCCACAAGGCATGTTATTATTCAACACACGCAGAAGTGGATTCAATGTTAAAAAATTTGTGAGAAATTACATTGATCTTAATGCATTAAATACTAATAATGGTGATGAGTCAATGGCCAATTACTATCCACACAGATGGAAAACTGAATCAGGCAACAAAGAAAATGGCTCAGGTAATTTTGGAAGATTGGCTCAGCGTAAAGTTGTGGTTCAAGCATTACAAGCATTACTTAACAGCAATGAAGAAATCAGAGATGATGCTTCTAGAATATTCAACTTGATAGCATGTCCTGGTTATTCAGAATTAATCAGTGAAATGATTTCTTTAAACTATGACAGAGGTCTAAGTGCTTTTGTTATAGGAGATTCACCATTTAGATTAACTCCAGATGCTACTTCATTAAACGAATGGGCAACCAACGTTAATCAAGCAGTGCAAGACAATGACGAAGGCCTAGTTTCATACGATGAATACATGGGTGTGTTTTATCCATCAGGATTCACCAGCGACAACTTCGGCAACGACGTTGTGGTACCAGCCAGTCACATGATACTAAGAACATTTGCTCTAAGCGATCAAGTTTCTTATCCATGGTTTGCTCCAGCAGGTACTAGAAGAGGCACAATTACAAACGCTTCAGCAGCAGGTTACATCAGTTCAGAAGGTGAATTTGTTAGCGTGGCTTTGAATGAAGGTCAAAGAGATACATTATACACTTCAAATGTTAACCCAATCACTTTCATAACAGGTGCTGGTTTAGTTAACTTTGGTCAAAAAACTAGAGCAAGAAATGCTTCAGCTTTGGACAGAATTAACGTGGCACGTTTGGTTATCTACTTAAGAAGTCAATTGAACAAATTGGCAAAACCATATGTGTTTGAACCCAATGACAAAATCACAAGAGATGAAATCAAACAACAAGTTGAAAGTTTATTGCTAGAGCTAGTTGGACAAAGAGCACTATATGACTTTATCGTAGTGTGCGACGAAACTAACAATACTCCAGCCAGAATAGATCGTAATGAATTGTACTTGGACATAGCAATTGAACCAGTTAAAGCAGTTGAGTTCATTTACATACCGTTACGTTTAAAAAACACAGGAGAAATAGCAGGTTTATAATTTAATAAATACTAGCAATAGGAGAAACAATGAGTATATCTACATTATCTAAATTGACAGTTCCTTTGGCCAGCAATGCAAGTGCGGGCAATCAAGGTCTGTTGATGCCAAAACTATCGTATCGTTTCAGAGTAACTTTAGAAAATTTTGGTGTATCAACTCCAACAACAGAATTAACTAAACAAGTTATAGATGTTACAAGACCCAACGTAAGTTTTGAAAAAGTTACTTTGGATGTGTACAACTCTAAAGTTTATCTTGCTGGTAAACACACTTGGGAACCAATCACATTAAATTTAAGAGAAGATGTGAACAACAACGTACAAAAATTAGTAGGCGAACAATTACAGAAACAATTTGATTTCTTTGAACAATCAGCTGCTGCTTCAGGATCTGATTACAAATTTGTAACTAGAATTGAAATATTAGATGGTGGTAATGGAGCCAACGCTGCCAACATTTTAGAAACTTTTGAAATATATGGTTGCTATGTTGAATCAGCCAATTATCAAACTTTATCTTATTCAACCAATGATCCAGTATCAATTGCGTTGACCATTGTTTACGACAATGCTATCCAAACTCCTCAAGGCACAGGAATTGGCACAGC